AAGACTACAAAGACTTTGAAGAAAGTTGAGTGGTTGGAGAAGTTCTTTGTGCAGGAAGCAGCGTACGCTTACATGTACTATGAATTGACAGGTGTTGAGGTTGATAAACTGGTGACACTATCTGTCGCTGAAGATGGACAGATTCAGGTCGAACAACGTTACGACAAAATCCCATACATGAATAAACTCATTGACTGGATCGAGGAGTACCGCTATTATGTACAAGGGATGAACAAATGAAAGAGATCGAAGAAAAGTTTATGACACAAGCAAAATTCTCAGCACTGGTTGAGAAAGTAGTCAAGGAATCTAATGGTCTCGTCAATTACATCGAGGCAGTCACATCTATCTGTGATGAATTTGAGATTGAGGTTGAGACTGCCAGTAAACTAATTTCTAAACCACTTAAAGATAAAATCAAGTATAATGCTCAGCAGTTGAATTACATCAAGCGAACGAGCAGAGGAGTGCTACCACTATGACAGACTTTTTTGATTCAGAAGTAGTTCGTACAGAACTCGAAGATATTCAGACCACTTACACAGAACTCCTGAAGATGAGTAATAAACTTCAGGAGTTTTCTCCTCAGCAGAGGTTGGATCACATCAACAAGACGTTGGAGTTGATCGCTAAACAGAAAGTGTTTTATGCACGTCTGGCACTAGCAGCACACCATGTGCAGGAGGAAGAGCAGGATGGCACGGTGCGTGACATGAAGGATCGCATCGACTCCATCTCTCAGGTATATTCTGGTGGCATGGACCTCACTGTGGTCCTAGACCAGATGGAAACCAAACTCAAAGAATGGAAAGTGGAAATCCTCAATGAGGGGGGTTGACACAACCTATATAATATGCCATCATAATACGGTGGCAAACACACCACAATACAAATACGGAGAATACGATTATGTCATTCGCATCACTTAAGAAGTCCAGCGGTTCGTCTTTCGCTTCCCTTAGCACTGCTATTGAGAAGATGAACAAACCCAGTGGATCTAAGGTTGACGAACGCCTCTGGAAACCAGAGGTTGACAAGAGCGGTAACGGTTATGCTGTTATCCGATTCCTGCCCGAGACGGATGGCGATCTGCCATGGGCACAGGTCTGGAGTCATGCATTCCAGGGACCTGGTGGTTGGTACATCGAGAACTCTTTGACTACTCTTGGTCAGAAGGATCCCGTTGGAGAACTCAACCGTCAACTATGGAACAGCGGCATTGATGCTGACAAGGAGGTTGCACGTAAGCAAAAGCGTAAACTGTCCTACTACAGCAACATCTATGTTGTTCGTGATCCTCTTCACCCTGAAAACGAAGGCAAAGTCTTCCTCTACAAGTATGGTAAGAAGATCCACGACAAGATCGTCGCTGCTGCACAACCACAATTTGAAGATGAGACTCCCATCAACCCCTTCGATTTCTGGAAGGGTGCTGACTTCAAACTGAAGATCACAAAGGTTGCTGGGTTCTGGAACTATGATAAGTCTGAGTTTGATCGTCCTGGCACCCTCGGTGGGTTCAGTGACGCTGAATTGGAAGACATTTATAATAAGGAATACTCTCTCAAGGAGTTCACTGACCCATCCAACTTCAAGTCCTACGAAGAACTTGAGACTCGCCTCAGCATGGTGTTGAACAAGCGTTCTACTCCTCGTGTTGATGAGTCATTGGAAGATGAGTCTGAAGGACGTGGTTCTTTCAACTCTCCTGACATCACACCCAGTGCACAAAGTGTCACAGGGTCGGTTCCAAGTGGGTTTGGTGATCGTGTAGAATCAGTACAACAGAGTTCAGATGAACCTGACCTCTCCTACTTTGAAGATCTAGCTGCCGAACTGTAATGAAATTCCTCGCTCTGCCCATCCTCCTTGCCGCTACGGCAACTCCCGCAAGTGCTCTGACTTGGGCAGAGTTCTGGGAACCTTTCACAGAGGATCACCATCATCATGTACATGTAGAAAGGAACACGTACTATCATCATGTTCCTAGACGTAGACATTGCTTTGACTACGTTCAACATGAAGAGTACATCCCAGGCGACTACAGTCGCAGCGGTAGGTACAGACCAGGTTGGGTTCGTAGATGGACGGAGCGTGTACCAGTAAGGTGCAAGCATCACCATCATCACTAGACCCATATATTATTTGACTTTTAGTTTCAAATATCGGCGGAAAAAAATTCGGGGTATTTTTTCGCCCCCAGGGTTTTTCAACAATTTATCATGACACACTATAAACCTTATTCACCAGAATGGCACAGATACCGCAATCTTAAGGAATCGATCGAATCGTACCTTAACGATTATGTGGCATCTGATGTCATCTGCGCTGACATCCTTGATATTCTCGAAGATCGTCGTGCAACTGCAGAGGGTGAAGTCAGTCGTATGACTGATATGATTGATCAGTTAAATCAACCTAAATAGTCCTGACTAAGAAGGTTTTTATGCTTTCAACTCAGTATCGACTCCGACTGGAGTCTATTTGCAGGTGTATTGCAAACTCAGAGACGGTCCCTATTGAGGACATGATCTGGGCAGAAAAACTTGCCAAAGCACATACCACCGCTCGCGATTGGTTAAAGCAGGCAAGGAGACAGGCATCACAGAACATTCAGGAGGGATCCATGGATGATTTTATGAATAAGATGGGAATTGGTGACCCCGACCCATCTAATCATAAAACGGGGTTTGAGGGTGCAGATGAAATAGTGGATTGGTTCCAAAGAGACAAACCAGACGATTGGAGACAACGTGACTAACGACTTTCTAGACAATCTTGCTGCTGAGCAGTATCGAAAGATGCATAAAAAGAAAGAACTGGATCTGTTTGAAGTAGTACCCAAATGGAAAGAATGGAAAGAATCACTCAAAGGGAGGAAACGTGATTGACGGCGCAGCGGTAATCTACAGCAACGGCAGTCAAGAATGTGATAGAATCGCCTCACTCCTTAAACATCTAGGGAGTGAGTTTTTGGAATATAGACTAAATCAGCATTTTACGCAAAGAGCGTTTGAAGCAGAATTTGGTCCCGAAGCAACGTATCCTCAGGTTACGTTGGGATCACGTCACATTGGCAATTTGAAAGAAACACTACAATACTGCAGTGATAAAGGTTATTTCTTATGACTAAAAAGCAATTCGTGAACAGTAAAGGCGACACATGGGAATGGGATGATAATCCCACTTTAGAAGCATTCAGAGAGAGACATGACTACTCCAAATTGGCAACACCACTCAAACAAAAACCCCAAAAGAAAGCTTAAACCACAAGCACTTCGTAGTGCCAAGGCAAGAAGAAAAGCACTCCTCAGGAAACTGAAGAGTGCTTCTTTTTTTAATATCCTCCGCCGTATCCGCCAGAACTACCGCTAGAACCACTAGATCCAGAACTACCGCTGCTACTGGAACTACTAGAAGAACTGCTGCTGGAACTGCTCTCGCTGCTACTACCGCTGGTAGACGACGTATCCGTTGTTCCAGCATATACGCCAGAATCGGTAACCGTGCCTGATGCTTGCTGTTGCTCAGCAACAGTAAATGCTACATTTGCACCCGCCTGAGTTGTTGCAAACTCTCTATCACCATAATCTGCCTCCGATGCTCTCTTCGTGACTGCTACACGACCAATATCGCTAGAATAGACAGTTTTGTCAGTTAGGTAGGATTCGTCGATAACACTAAATGTCTTTTTAAGGTCATCTTCGTCAACTTCGTCATTTGGTAGATATTCGACCAAATCAGTAAATTCAGAAATAAAGTTAGCAAGATATGCTGGTTTCAAAAGGTAGATATTACGTTTATAGTCATTTTCATTCAATTCGTAGTCATAGTTAGAAACAGGTCTTACCTTATCATAGTAAACTCTACCCTCTGAGTCTGTATATTGAAAATCTGCATTTACTTCAATACCAGCATCAAGAAGTAGGTCTCCCTGAGGACTTCTAATCTCTACAGTTTCATAATGGTGAATAACAGCAGGATTCTGTTTATATTTTCTTTCCACGTAATCCATCAGTTCAGATTCACTCATTGGCCACTCATCATAAATGTTGATGACGTTGTTAGCGAGCAAAATAACCCAATCTAGTTTAGGATCACCATATGCCTTTTCAGCGACGTTATCTGGTCTCTCATTACCCTGTACAGAGTATTGTTGGAAACCAAGAAGAGCACCGCTTAAATCATCTCTGATTTTAATACGACGAAACAAGTTCTTCGCTTGAACGTAGGGATCTACTCCCTGTTTGCGAATACTATCCAAACGTACATATACATTTGGCAGATAAGAAAAATAATTACTCATTGATCAGTAAGCATATCTCTGGTGAGGAAGGCGGTTTCGTCGAACTGGAGAGTTAGATCGTACGCCGAAGGACCATAATCATAGTCATCATTGTCACCTGTAGCACCGTTTCTGAGTGTGTTCAGTTGACCGTCAGGAGTCATATTGACTGACATATTAGTCAGTACAGTTTTAGTGGGGAATTTCATCATGAAGGACAACGTTTCTGGTTTGTCCATCTTGTCAGAAACCTCATTACCATTGTTTTTGTACCTTACGATACTCAGTTGGAAGAAGTCTGGGATTGTGAGCCATCTATCACCCCTTCCAGCTCCGCTATCAATAGCATTAAATAAATCACCTTGACCTCCAGAAGAACCGTTCTTCCCAGGTAGCATGGATACACGGAGTGTTTGTATAATCTTTGTAATTGCAATAACATCTTCTGGACTCCTCGGCGCAAGTCTAAACGTAAAGTTATGCTTCCTATAGTCCGTACCTTGGAATGTTGTCTCTTCGTACGGGTTTAGAATTGCTTTTGCTGAGAGAGCAGTGATGTCATTGAATGACAAGTTAGTTTGCCCTAAGTTAGCGAGGTTTACACCTGATGCGGCAACTTGACCAGCAAGTTGCGACTTGAGTTGTTCAGCTGCAGATGATATAGTATTCCCAATATCACTTGTACCATCCTTAATACCTTTCATTACTGCTTGACCACCACCGCCAACGGCGACCTGGTTGTATCGAGTAGTATATGTTTCGGTTAGACCTGCAGGAAGGTACAAATATATTGTTTCTTTCGCTCTACCAGAAGATGTGCGCCCTGGTCCACCACCCCCTATATAACTGTAAGGGTTGTTAGACTTGGAGTCATAAATATCAATTTTAAGGTAGTCCATCGCTTGCGTTGGAAAAGACATATCGTCTCCTACCGCTTCACGACTACCATTTGATGTTGTTCCTACTGGTTTTACCCTGGGAAATACTAATGCCATGAGTTATACTGGAAAATACAGACCATCGCATCCACAAAAATATAAAGGTGATCCCACAAATATTATTTATAGGAGTTTGTGGGAAAGAAAGTTCATGGTCTGGTGTGATAAAAACGACAATGTATTGGAGTGGGGCAGTGAAGAAATCATTATTCCATATGTATCTCCTATTGACCGTAGGATTCATCGCTATTTTCCAGACTTTTACGTCCGAGTCAGAACACGGAGTGGAAGGACTGAGAAGTTCATTATCGAAGTTAAACCCAAAAGGCAAACTGCTCCGCCGAAAAGACAAAAGAGGGTCACGAAGAAATACTTGTCAGAAGTGAAAACTTATGCAGTGAATGAAGCAAAGTGGAAAGCAGCAGAAGAATACTGTGCTGACCGCCGCATGCAATTTATGATACTCACCGAAAAAGAACTAAAGGTATGAGCGTATACACAGACGTTATCGCCCGTCAGGGAGACACACGTAAAAGCAAACCATGGTTTAGGGATAATGTAAGAGCACTCCTGGAACCTCTGGATGGCATGCCTGCATTTGGTGATGTCGTGTTCTATTCATATCAAGCAGAATACGCCGATAAACTAAAATTCTGGGATAAGTACCCGATGACACTTATTACAGACGTTGATGTAAGTCAGAATAGGTTTGAAGGTGGTAATCTACACTATTTAAGACCTACAAATAGGGTTGCAGTAGGTAAATCTATCAAAGCGGGTGCTATTTCATATCCTCGCCGCTGCCATCATAAATACTTAATATCTAATGCTAGTGGATTCTATAAGGTCCCTAGGGAAGAATTAGAAGATATTGGCAAACTGCCACTAGAGCAGTTCGTTAGCACTGTTATGGGTCGAAGTATCGACATACCCAGTTCATTTGTTTGGAGTCGTTTATAGTGGCATTTACCACACCTAATTCATTTACTGAATTTATGCAGTGGGTACGCACAGGTGGTGCGGAACCTGCTCGTTCTAATCTATATTCAGTTTTCTGCGGATTTCCTGCTATTATCAGAGATCGTCCTACCTATGATTTCCGTAAGTGGTATGAATACGTCAACTTTGCTGCTGATGATGTAACTGTACCCAGCAGACAGGTAACCACTGGTGAAGTTAGGGATCATGGTATCTCTAGAAAATATGCAACTGGACAGGTTAACTCACCTATCACGATCTCATTTCTAATCACAAAAGATCTCTGGTTGAGACAGATCTTTGAGCAATGGATGTTAGAAACAGCAGGTGATCAGGAGAACCGTGTTGGTTTCTATGATCAATACACTACGAACCTTCTTATTCAAAAGTGGGAATTAGGTAGTAACGTTGTATATCGAGACCAGTCAAAAGGTGGACCCACAGCAACAGCACCAACTACACGTCTGAACAGAGTTACAGGTGTGTGGCAACTATTAGGTGCATTTCCCACTAATATTAGTGTCATGCAACTAAACAATGAAAGCACGACCATTATGAAGATGGACGTTGAGTTTGCATACGAGAGGTATCGTTTTGACACTGTTATGGAAAATCTAGGATGGGCGAACCAACCTGATAAGTTTATCGATAGATTTAGTGGTATATCTAAACTTCTTGGTATTGATGGTCTCGGTGGAGACGCAGAGCAATCCGAAGTAAATGA